GGCGGTGGCCAGAAGTTAGCTTATGTTGAAAGCTGGCACGTTATACAAGAAGCCAACCGCATCTTTGGTTTTGATGGCTGGAGTTCTGAAACACTGGAAACATTTTTAGTTTCTGAAGATCCCAAATGTATTACTTACATTGCAAGAGTAAGAATTACTGTAGGTGATATTGTTAGAGAAGGCACAGGTGCTGGCCATGGTCGCATGGGTAGTATTGGCGAGAAGTTTGAATCAGCAGTAAAGGAAGCAGAAAGTGATGCTAGAAAGAGAGCATTAATGCAGTTTGGAGATCAATTTGGCCTGTCTTTATACGATAAGGACAAGGCATGGTTAAAACCTGATGATAGTAAACCAACTGTCTCAAGTAATAAACCAATAGATAGATCCGAAAGTGATAAGTTCATCAAAGAATGTGAAGCCTTTATTAATAAACCAAGCAACAAAAACAAGCTCGGTTTGTTAAAGAAAAACATTTCAAAACGATATGAAACTAATGCTATTAGTGAAGATCAAAGAGATGGACTACTGACACTTATTTTAGAGAAGGAGGATTCATGAATGAACTTATAACCTCAGATCAATTAGCTGAAGAGCTTG